GTTGGCTTCTTCATGAGGTATCCTTATAAACGTGTGATCATACTGACACTCAGGACATTGTTCATAGCCGGTGTCATCATACGGCTGGCCGCATGTACTGCAAATTTTGGGACGCATAAAATAAAAAACCCTACCGGTGAAGATAGGGTTTACGGAGAGTTACGGAGTTAATGGGCGTAGTTATCCCATTGCGTGATATTTTACCACGGAAATGCGTTTTGTCAAGGTCTCAGGCATTAATTCTTTTTGATACAATGGTTAAAAGGTTGTCCATAGCTAATTCTAACTTGTATTCATAAGCCAAAGGTTTTTTAGCATGCAAGTAACGGTGATATATGGCATCTTGTTGTTCACCAGGTAAGCTATGAATGACCGAGTCGACTACATGGACGTTAGAAAGGTCTTGTATATCTATCATCTCATCAAACGAGTCCACCGTTGACTCTCCCCCTGAAGAGAGTCCAACTGACTTAGATGGATAACCCAGGCGGTGATTATCCGACTTCATCCATAAGGCCCAGTCATCTAATATTTGCATAAGTCTATCAATATGGATCATGAGGTATTCCTAGGATGCTAGCATTAAATGACTCAATGCCTCTGTATGGGTTACGTACACTATGCTTATCATGATCTGCTGTATGTTTATAAACACTTAATATTTTAAAGTTTGGCATTGGATGGTATAGCTCCTGAAGATAATGTTTCTTTGGCTTATGATAGAAAAGGTTTTTACCTCCTCTGATCTCACATAATAATTCCCACTCTACAAGTTTAATGACTACAAATTTAATATCATTAAATTTTAAACCTACACGGTTTGCTATTTCTTTGCATGTAATAATTTCATCTTCAGCTATTACATCTAACAACATATCTTTCATGCGATATGCTTTTGTTTGTATTGCTGTTACTTTCATGAGACATCAACTTCTTTGACATGCCATCTATTATTTTTCTTGTACCATCCGTGGACTAACACAATCCAACCAGCTTTCCTAATGTGACCAATTGCAGTACTGTCTTTTATTTTTCTTATCCTTGCGCTGACATTACTTAAACTCGTGGTTTGAATAGCAACAGTATTGCCGTCTTCAGATATTGCAAGGACATCAATGCAGCCATAGAGATCAACACGCACTCGACCCCAGCTATTCCATTTCTCCACTATCTGAACTAGTGGGTAATTTTCCTTCTGAAGTTTCGCTAGTGTTAGTTGTGTTGGACTCTTGCCTGCCATTAAATTGATCCTTATTAGGTTTAGATGTACTTTCGTATAAACGTTCTAACTCACCTGTAGACTTATTAAGTTCATATTCAATTAGGTGTGGTGATGTGTAAGCACTTTTCTGTTTATTTTTAAATATCTTATCCCAATTGTCTTCAAAAGTATGTCTATCTGTAAACGGTCTTGGTGCGCTTCCTTTTCCCATTATTTAATTCCTATGATGTCATGTTCCCATAAATATTGCATGGTATTTACATAAGCTCTATTCCACATATCACGCTTTTGATCTTTAGTAAGTTTGTTACCAGCATCTAATTCATAATGACAATGATAACATAAACTACAGGTGAGCGCATCCGAATTTTTGAGACCCATGCCCTTGCCCTCGTTACGGTGTGCAGCGACTACAGTACCATCACTAGCACCGCATGACTGACATGGGATCTCTCTTAAAAGTTTAAGGAGTTTAGTGTTGCGATATATCACTTGGAAACCTAAAACCGTACTCAATACCAAACCGTCTTACCTGTTCAAGGTAGTCAGAAAATTCGTTAGTATCAAGATCAGTAGTTGATCTTACGTGTGTAACAGGACGGCCAGCTACTATTTTAGTTTCAGCGAGGTTCTGAAATGTTAATAGTTCATGAAGTTCATAGTCATGGTATCCAAGGTAGTCACCCAACTCTTTTAACATGGCCCAGTACTTATCATTCTGTGAGTTACTTCTTAACTTCTTACCACCGTCAGAAAACTTTACATCAACATGGCCATTAGTTTTAATTTCACTTTTGACCATATCCACGAACTCTTGGAAATTCACTTCGTTTACTGTCATTCTCTTTGCCATATTTGTTATCCCATCCTTTGCTTTTAAATACTTTTCCTTCATTAGACGTAGCTCTGTATTCTACAGGCCCAAATAATTCTTGTATATCTTTTAAAAACTCATTGGCTGTTTTCATGGACTCTCCTTATAACGTAAACCTTTTGGATCATACCAGAAGTTGAACGACCCTTCAAACTGAAAATTCCTTTGCTTTTGCACGAATATCTTTGCATCCGGAATAATTTTTAAGTCAGCATCAGCAGTCTTGCCTTCATCCTTCAGGCGCTCTTTGTATCTGTTCCTCCAGCAACATAAGATGTTATCGCTCAGGTTGCGCAGATGCGAGCTGCCCATGATGTCCGTAGCGTCAGGTATCTGCTCTTCATCTGATAATTTTCTAGTATGTGCGACTAAAAAAATATGTATGTTTAGATCTCTACACACTACCGCTAAACGATCAGCAAAAAGTTTTTGAGCATTGTAATTATCTTCAGCTATGTCAGCCATCTTCATAAGTGAGTCGATCACGAATACTTCAACTCCGAGGACATGCTTACCCCAGTATAATGTAGCTATCATGTCTTCAGATGTAGTAACGCCAGTTTGATCGTAAATATACAGTTTGCTGGACGCCCTCTCACAGAAGCGAGTAACGTATTCGTCTGTAGGCTCTTGTGATCCTAATGCCTGGGCCAACATGCGTGCCATAGTGAGTACTGGCCTCATCTCAAGACTACTGACCAAACATATTGAGCTTTTCATAAGATGCAATATAACTTGTGAAAGCCACATTGACTTGCCGTGGCCGCTAGGGCCGGTAACTAGTGTTACCTCCCCTGGCCGAACATGGAATTTATCATGCGTTTTAGTCCACGGTAGCGTCTTGCCAGCATGTATTTCAGTAGAGTAGTATTTAATGAGATCATCAATAAAAATATTTGCACTTTTAATTTTAAATTCGTTACCATAAGTTTCTCCGTTGTAAAAGTTATTTACTTCTTGTTGACTAACTGTCAGTTTATTAATTGCATCATTGAGGTTCATATACCACCTTCCCATGGCTTACGTTCAACTTCTATATCATCCAACCACCTCATTTGCTGAATGTACGTTATTGGAGCTGGCGAGTAACCATCCTTCCATTGCTTACTTTGTTTCATTGTTTCTACATGAGAAATAATTTGATCAGCTATTTGATAATACTTCTTCGACCTCCATCTTTCAAAACATTTTTGTTTAGCTACTTTTCTAATAGACGGATAAGACTTCCAGAATTTATTAAAACTTTCTTCTATAGCGACTTGCTCCACAGGATCTGTCTCTGTCTCTGTCTCTGTCTCTGTCTCTGTACCCCCACTTTGCTCCATGTTTGCTAGCACGTTGCTATCTAGCTCTTCTAACCATGGTGTGAGTGAAGATAAGCATTTAATTAATAAAGACTTTTCTATTCTTAGTCTAAAAGCCATAGTCTCGATAGCAGGTAAATTTCCATCAATATCCTCTGCTGCTAGTAACCATAAATTTATAAGCATTTTTGCGAATAATGGATCTAAATTATGCCATTCAAAGTCATCTAATAACGATCTATGGACTTTTATCCAGGGCGGACATCTGTCGTGGTAATGTTGATATTTACTCCAATTTCTTATTTTCATACACTCTCCTTAAGCGTAACACGTTGAAATATGGTATAATACACGTCCTTTCCTACAAAATTCAACTGTATCATCCATAGAGCGGTAGTATACTGCTAGCAAAAAAATAGAGCAAGAAAAATATTTTGCTAAATTACTTGACTTCTATTTTTAAAGAGATCAATATTCGTTTTGTAGTCTTTATTAACTAGGAGAGAATAATGGATACAAACAAAAAATTACCTAACTTAAAACCAGTACCTAAATGTGGTGAATGGGCAAACAATAACCCAAACGTATTTGAAAACTTTTTTAATAGAACTGGCCCTCATAGAACTTTAACCATAGATGAAATATTTGCTGACTTTGAAAATGATATTGCAAATATCAAAGGAGGTGAGTAATGGACGAAAGATGGTTAGACTATGACGAATACTTGGATCAACAAGAATTCTGGCGACAAAAAGAATTAGAAGAGCAGCATCAATTAGAACAGCAGGAGAAGCATGATGGATAACTGGGGATGGGATAAAAATAAACACCAGACCTGGTATAACCAATGGGACTTTAAAACTCCTAGGACTTATAGAGAGCGTTATGGTATTGACTATAAACGTGATCAAAGTTTTGAAGAAGAAACACTTGCGTCTAATAGTTTTATTGTGATAGTGTTATTACTCATCTTAATTTACGGAGGTTTTTTATGGATGAATTAAATAGAATTATTGAGCAATTACAGCTAATGAATGAAGATCTACGTGAGTCAAATGACAAAGCAGATCAAAAAGAACATTACATTAGAGAATTACAAATTAAACAGTTACAGGAGAGTAAAGATGACAGTCTTTAAAAAATTACAGGAAGCACGCATCAAGCTACAAAATACTGATCTGAAAAAGTCAGGCCTTAATAAATTTGCAGGATATAAATATTTTGAGTTAGGTGACTTCTTACCTACCATTCAGAATATATGTAATGAAATTGGTTTATGTGGCCATGTTACTTTTTATACAGATATAGCAATTTTAAGTATTACTGACGTAGAAGATCCGGCTCAGTTTATAGAGTTTAAATGCCCTATGTCTTCAGCAGCTTTAAAAGGTTGTCATGAAGTACAAAATTTGGGAGCTGTGCAGACCTATTTGAGAAGGTATCTTTGGACAAATGCGTTTGAGATAGTTGAGCATGACGCTATTGACTCAGCTAGACCTGTTGAGCCTGAAGCAGAAGTTATTACTGAAGCTGATATTGAAAAAGCTAAAGATACATTAACTGAAGCCAATGCTAAAGGTGAACTTAAAAAAGCATTCTTTGCATTAGGCCCAGTACTGCAAGAAAAACTACGTGAGTTTGCTAACGAACTTAAGAAGTCTGCATGAGTCATTTAAGTGATAATAGACGTCATAACGTAATTACGGCCAGCAATGCCTGGTCGGCTGTATATGAAAGACAAAAGTTATGGCGTCAAATGACTTTACGTGAGCCACCGTTTGAAGGTAATGACATGACTGAATATGGAAATATTCATGAGCCTATTGCATTATCTGCATTAGAAAAAGAGTTTGATGACATTGTAGAGCCTGGTAACAAATTTGTGTTACATGACAAATTACCATTTGGTGCAAGTCCGGATGGGTACTACCAAGGAAACGTCATTGAGATCAAGTGTCCCTATACTCAAGTAATATATCCTGAGATCCCAGAGCGCTATTACTTTCAAATGCAAATGCAAATGGAAGTATGTAAAATGCCTCACGCTTATTTTTATATATGGACACCTACTGAAACAAAAATACAAGTAGTAGACAGAAGTAAAGCATGGCTTGAATGGTATACGCCATTAGCGCTAGAGTTTATGAAATATGTTGAAGATGACATAGAGCCTAAACGCTGGACTAAAAAACCAATTTTTAATAAGGAGTAAAGTATGGCTGAATATGATAATAATAATAGAGCTGCAGGTTGGCTACGTGAAAGTAAAACAGGAAATAAATATATTTCATTAATGCTTAATGTAGAAGGTAAAGAATATACATTAGCATTGTTTAAGAATGAAGTAGAAGAAGGATCTAAAAGACCGGTGTATACAGGTAAAATTACACCAAAAGGCGAGTATGCTCCAAGTGGGCCGGCAGTTGAAGGTGAAGAGGATGTGCCGTTTTAAGGCGCATCCCCATACACATATTACTTGTTCATTACGTACATTGTGACTTCAAAGCCGAAACGCATTTCTGTAACTGCTGGAGTTGTCCACATGATATATTCCTCGGTTAGTTAATGCAATATTGCCATTTCATTATCAGTTATAAAGTGCATTTTCGCTATCAGTAAAAACATTAAAAGAAAGTAAGCAAATGATAGAGGTAAAGGAGTCACTCAGATCAGAACTTATACTAACACCAGAAGGTAAATTATTAATGGCCGTGATGATCCAGGCCATAACAGAGATATGCGGTACTAATACGCATAGTAGGAAGGTGTCTTACAATTGGCTTATGAAAGAAAAAAACCCTGTAGCTGATATATGTCTTATCTTATCAGGATATGATAGACACCATATTGAAAACATGCTCATTCAAAAGTTTGGACATGATGAGTATTATGCTTTAAAAGGAGACTCATAATGGGAATAGAAACGGCAGCATTATGCCTGGCCCTGGCGGCCTACCATGAAAGTAGAGGAGAGCCAACCTCTGGTCAAACGGCTGTGATGTACGTATTACTTAATAGAGCGCAAAATACTAAAAATGTATGTAACGAACTATACAAACCAAAACAATTTTCCTTTATTGGAAATGTTCAATTAGCTTCCACAATTCAGTTGCAACCTTATATATCTATGGCGTATAATGTGCTGCATAAGAAAGTAAAAGATCCAACTAAAGGCGCTACATATTTTCATAGCAAGAATGTAAAACCTGTTTGGGCCAATGATAAACCAGTTAAAGTAGCGATAGGTAACCACATATTTTATTGAGGTCATTATGAAGACAGAGCCAGTAGGGTACTTGTACGAAGAATTTGATATTAAAACAGGTGAGCTTAAAAAGTCTTACTTGTGGTCGTTTCATCCAAAAGAACTTTCATACTTGAATGACTTAAAAGGATCAACCCATCATATTAAAATAACACCATTGTTTAGAGGCGATAAATTTGAAGAATATAAAGCAATGAATAAATATGACTCAAAACGTCTTGTAGAGGCAAATGGAGGTTTATAGTGTATACATTACTAGACGATAGAAAAAAAGCCGAACAGATAAAAGCATATATGGAAGCGCATCCTGGAGCTATAAGAAAACAAATATACAGAGAATGCCACATTACCAAATATAGGGCCAAGATATTAGAAGCTCAAGGCCTTATTAAATTGCCATTGCCATTGACTAATAAACAGTCTTTGATGAAGGCACGTAAGAAGTCATCAATGTTATTTTATTTATAGGAGGCAGTATGTCAGATAACGTAAACCACCCTAGACACTATAATATCGGAGGCCTAGAAACCATAGATATTATTGAAAGTCGTTTAACTAGAGAAGAATTTGTTGGATACTTAAAAGGTAGTAAGATGAAGTATGACTTACGCTATCCGTTTAAGGGTAATGTAGAAGAAGACTTAGCTAAGTCTGAATGGTTTAAAAATAAACTTATTTCAGTTTTAAGAGATGAAGAAGCTGTGAACCCACCAGAAATTGAAGCTCAATTACAGAGGTTTGATGATGAGTAAAATATATTGGATATTTGTTATTGTAATGGCTGCGCTAGCTATATTCTGGACTGAAAAGTCTTTTAGTCAAACGATCATTGGCCCAGATGGTACTGTAACTGTTTGTACTGTATCTAAAGATATGATCATCTGCGTATGACGTTAGGAATGCGGAATAGTAATGCCAAGTTTATAGACTTTGGCTTTTTATCTGGAATGATCCCAGGTAAAAATATAATGCCGACAAACCTGGATATGGTCGTATGTAAAGATGGTAAAAAATTTTTAGTAGCTGAATGGAAACATGAGAATGAGCCTATGTCATTAGGCCAAAAGATAGTATTAAAAGGTTTAGCTGCCCAAGAAAACTTTACTGTATTAGTCATATATGGCCATAGTGATGATCAAAGAACTGAAGTAAATAACTTTTATCAAGTAACACAAGATAAACTTATTTACATAGATAAAGGCCCAGAAGCATTAAAAAGCTATATAAATACATGGTGGAAACTCAACTAAAACAATGACTTATAAAATAATTAAAAATATTTACAAAAAAGTGTTGACATCATGCTAGCAAATATATAGCATACACATATCGCTAATTTATTATCTACTTGCAGGCGATCAAGAAATTTTGCTAAAGGAGAAAAGCATGACAACATTTAATTATGAAGTATTAGTACAACTTGGCCACTTAAAAGCACTTAAACTTTTTGTAGCTAAAAAAGACGTAAGATATTACCTTAATGGTATTTACGTTGAATTCAATAAATATAACACTATCTTTGTTGCAACTGATGGTCACCGACTATTAAGTACAGCAGTCTATCATAACGAAGTACAGCACGGTAGAGATACATTAGGAGCAATTATTCCTATTGAAACTATTGATGCCTTACTTAAAGTTAAGTCAACCCTAGGTGCAGCTAGCATATCATTAGAAGTTGAAAACAATGTAGTTAAGAAAATACACGTTCTTAATGATGCGGTTAGGTTAGAAGCACGTCCAATAGAAGGTAAGTATCCTGACTTTAGAAGAGTATTTCCTGAGTCAGTATCTTATGAACCTGGTAATTATGACTTTACATATCTTAATGACTTTAATAAGGCCGCAGAATATATCTCTGGCGTTAAGAATAAAAAAGCATCATTAAGCCAAAACGGTCTCAAACCAGCATTAGTTGACCTTGACTGTGTTGACTGTGTAGGTGTTATCTCACCATTAAGAGTTGAGTCATCTATTACAGGCGCACCAAAATTTATATTTGATGAACCTAAAGTATCTGTAAAGGAGGCTGCATAATGACTACAGATAACAAATATAATGGATGGTCTAATTATGAGACTTGGAGAATTCATTTAGAAATATTTGACTATTTTGATATATCTGACTACTCCAAAGATCCATACGACTTATCTAAACAATTAGAAGACTATGTAGAAGAAGTAATATTTATTGATGTACCAGATGGGTTAGCTAAGGACTATGCTGGTGCATTCATAAGACAAGCTAACTTCTATGAAATTGCAGAGCATTTAATTGCGGACTGGAAGTATGATAATGAAGAGGAGGAGGAGGATGAACTTCAACTTTAATGAATGGAAGCACCGGCTGGATCTTGATGATGAAGACTTAATAGACTGGCTTGGGTTAAGTGATGATCAGATAGAGCATTACAAAACTCACAGAGTGCCAAAGTATATTGAAGTGGCATGCAAGTTTATAGAGGAGTGTTATTGTAAAGCATTAGCTGAATTACATATAAATGTACTCAATGGTAGTGAGCCTTATCTCAAGGCTCATTATCCTGCAGTAGCTGCTGCTAAAGGTGCATTTTTATCTTATGCTTTAAATAACTTTTACGTAGACTATGACTTTCAACCTAAACTACTTAAAAGCCTCTTAGACGAAGTAGCTCGTCAACAGGGTTCATATAAGCTCCCTGACCAGCAGCACTAGTATCAAAATAGGCAGAGTCTAGGAGTCCGTATTTAGGACTCTTAGCTACGCCTTTTAATTCTTTAGCTAATTGTTTAGCACTCATTGCACCGTTAGGATCAAACACTAACATACCACCGTTAGGCGTTGCTGATACTACGCCACCTTTAGGGTTTAATTTTTTACCTGCTTCAATAATTTGTTTAGATGATACGTTTTCAAATAAGATACCGTTAGCAGCATCTTTGTTTAAGTTCATAGGTATTTTAGTAAAGCGTGTAGCACCTACACCCCATTGGCCTAGGTCACCACCCATAGACTGAGCGTATTCAGATAATGGCCCAGACTTCTGTATATTCATTCTATTAATAGGGCCTAAGTTTTGGCTGTATACTCTATTAAACTCTTCTACGTTACTTGCTGGATCTACCCATACACCTTGTACTTTAGATGGAGGAATGTTTGCATATTCCATACCTTTACCTGCAGCGCCTTGTTGAGCAGTACCATATCTTAAGTCTGATAATGCACGGCCTGATCCTGTTTCATTTGCTTTTTGTAAGATATTAGGTGATGTAGCTTCAATATTAATATTGACCGGTGATAGTTTACGTTGGCCTTCTGCATACTTTAATGCAGCGCCTGGAGCTTTAGCAAGCGTTCCTACAACACCACCAGCAGTTGTTAGGCCGCCTAATAAACCTTGAATAGGGTTTTGGTTAGTATAACCTTGATACATTTCATAAGCGCCCAATGGAATGCCAATAGGAGGATAAGCCATAGATGCACCGGATGCAGCATATTGAGCCATATCTTTAATGTCTTGTTTACTAAGTTGTGGTACATTAGGCAATGGTTTGCCATTGTCATCCACGACAAGTCCTCTTATTACTTTCATTTTTTATCCTTTAGTCATCTAATTCTGGGAGTTCGTAGTTTACAGAGTCAACTGTAATTTCTACATAAAGACCTGACTCGAATGTTAAAGCTAGTACATTCTCATCAAAATACGCTTCAGCCTCTACAATTTTATCTCCGACCAATTGATCAATTAATGGCTGAATTTGCATGATAAACCTTTCTATACTATTTTTCCGATCCACCTACCGTTTGTGTTAAGAACCATAGGCATAAGTTTTGGCTGTCCATTGATAATGACACCACATCCTACAATGAACCTGCTTTTAAAGTTTTTGGCATAGTCAAACGCCATAGACTTTTGATGTATTAAACATCCTACTTGCATACCCCAAATTAGTGCATCTGGGTTACTGTAATATCCAATACTAAATTTAGTGTGGTAGTGGCCCTGGACTGTATTCATTCCATACTGCTGGGCTACCTTTAAAACGTCTGCAACAAGCCCATGTGTAAAGAAACATCTGGAGTTATCACTTAGGGTTATTGTATGATCATCTACCCATTCCCAACCTTTTCCAACGCCTAAAAACTCGTTATAGTCTTTTAGGTATCCTCTAGGCATGCCGTGTTTTAATGCACGTCTATAAACTAATGAGCTATGGTTACTGTGAACCAATGTCATTTTAGGGAATATCTTTTCTAATTCTTTAATGTATTTTTTAGACTGTTCTAATTCATGGCCTGCTGAATATAAGTCTGGGTTATGTTCGTGCATAGATATAGCATGATGATCTAATTCATCACCTATATTTACTACATGGTCAAACTTAAATTGTTTTTTTAGTGCTTTTAAAAATGTAAATGCGTCTGGATGATGGTAAGGAATGTGAAGATCAGATATTACTAATACCGACTTATATTTAGACATAACTATCCTTGATGGTTGTTTTGTCTATTGTACACTAATAATAAAATTACTACCATTATCAATAGCTTAAAATTGTCTATAAAGCATAGCGCATCACAAATAATATACTCTAGCATATTTTAATTGTAGCTGTTTTAGCTTGCTTGAGCTTTTCAAAAAACTTTTTATAAGCTGCTTTAGAGTTCCCTATAAAGTCTTTACCTGACCATGTAGTGCCTACTAATATACATCCTTCAGTATGTGCAGATGTATTGCCTGAATGAATACGAACACCTGTAAAGTTAGGAACGTCTAGTATATGTGGCATATCTTGTTTAAAGCGTACAGATGCGTCTATAATTACTTTATATTCACCAGTAGGAATAGCAGTCTTACCTATGACTTTAGTGCCATTTCTGACTACATCTTCTAACGTGTAACACTCATATACACCGTCTATATACATCTTGCCTATAGTGTGTGTATCTTTAAACTCAAACCTGTTTACTTCAATTAACATTTTTGTCTATATAAGTAAGAGCTTGTGTGAGATATTGCATAGCATACATAAATAGAATAGAGAAGCCCATAGCTACGAATAATAGGCATACGACTAATAATTTAAGTATAGCTAAACCGATAAAGTTAAGTATGTTTAATACTATCATTTAACACTCTTTTTAATGTGTAATAATGAACGTTCACCGAATAAATAGAAACCAACTGCACTTGCAAAGTTATCTACTTCAGATGTTGCTGTACCGTTAAGGTGCATAGTAGCCCATGTTGTTAAAACTAATAAACCAATAGCTGGTCGCATAAGTCTTATGATAGCTTCTACCCATAAGTATGATGGGTTACCACCACCAGCTTCATTCATCACTTTAAAGAAGTCTAGGTCAATTTGTTTCATCTTGACATACTGTTCTATCGTAGCTGGTTTAAATTGGTCAGGTGCTATAAATTTATTAATAAGTGACTTGCCTAAGTCTACAGCAACTGGTGCAAAAGCAGATAATATTGTTATTGGGTCTATGATATTCTCCTTATAATTCTTTAGGATCGTAGCCAAGTGTGTTAGCTACTCTCTTTTGTAGTTTTAAGAATAAACCTTTGTGACTTGTATATTTATCTGTTTTAGGTGCTTCAAGATAGCATATCATGTGGATAATTTCGTGACAGATAGTTTTGATAACTGTATCTAAATGTCCACACTTTGCAGTAGATATAGTAATAACATGAGGTTCACCAGCTTCAGGCGGCTCATATTGTCCGCATATAGTATCGTCATGCACTACTACGAAGTCTACTTTAGATGCAGGCGGTAGTTTATATTCATCAAATACAGGAAATTGTATAAGAGTATCGTACAAATTCGCTATATTATTCTCATTAATGAATGTCATTTGCCAAGCCAGTTGTGCATGACAAATGTAAATAAGCCACCGATAAATGAAGCTATAGTCATACCTGCCCAAAAGCCACCCTTGCTTTTGTTAGCTAAAGCTAGTAGTTCATCCATACCTGCTTCTAACTTGTCTATTTTCTTTTCCATTTGCTCTACTTGAGCTACGAGTTGTCCGTATTTAAATGGGTCGATCTCACTCATTACTAATTCCTTCATTATTGACTATTTAAGATACTTGGGAAGTATCTTTGTTGAGTTGTAGCGCCAAACTTACCAGCAATGCCACCTGTGGTATATGGACTAATAAGTCCTCTTCCACCTCTAGTTAATACGTCTGAAATAACTTCAGATGGTCTGCGTGTAGTAAGTTCTCTAGCAATAGTTTGTAGTCTTGCAGGATCAGTCTCAGTCAATATCTTTACTACTTCGTTAGCTGTTGACTTAAGTTGCTGTTCGTTCATTTGTGTAGCATCCATTTTAAGAGCATTAAATATTAAGTTTTGTGCGTCAATATTTGGTGCTTCTTGTGCAATAGTGCCACGTACTGCTTTAGCTGCTTCTTGTCTTGCTGCTGTTTGTGATCCAGCTAATACTTGACCAGATGTAGCTTTCATTTCCATTTCTGTTTGGAAGTTTTTAATAAACTGGTTAAATTTGTTTTGGCCCAACTCATTATCTGGGAAAGTAGCTTTAATAAGCGCTACACGTTTAGGATCTTTAAGAATATTACGTGCTACGTTAGCCGTCATAGGTACAACTGTATCTGTAGACTGTCCACCTACACGCTCAATAAGATCAGACATAGCACCTAGTCTAAATGCTTCTTTTTCAGATGTAGACATCTTTTTAATATCAGCTTTTAATTGGTCTGGGTTAGACTTTAAGAATGTTCTACCTGACTGCATTGCATCCATAGTAGCTGTGTCATCTGCCCAGTAATTACGTGCTGACTTATAAGATGGGTTATTCTTATCAATATAGTTTAAGAATTGCGCTCTAGTATCTTTAATAGAGTTTAATTGTGTATTACCAATGCCACTAGATGGTGACTTGCCTGTATATACAAGATCATCTAAACCCATTTTAACAAAGTGTAAAAACTCTGTATCTACTGCAGGTACAAGTTTATTATCTGCTGTGACTAACTGACCTTGTGCATTTACTACTACATTAGGTACTTTAATACCTTTTTCTTGTGCAATATTAACACCTCTTGCATACGCTTGTTGTACGCTTGGACGGCCTAATAAGTCTGTAAGTTCTCTATTAACTGGCACTTGCTTTTTAAAAGCATTCTCATACATCTTTTTACCTAGATCAGTTCTAGCTGCTTTAAGTGCATTAAACTCATCAAAGAATGATGCTGTAGTACCAAATGCTTCTTGCAAGTCTGAAGTTAAGCGTGCTGAAAGACCTTTATCACGTTGTTCTAAAAACTTCTTGGCTGTTTGTTTTGCTGGTGATGGAATAAGACTTACTGCATCTAAATAAGCTCTAGTATTAGGGCCAATATCAGCTAATGTATATGGTTTGCCGGCATTTTGAAGTACTGTATTAATAGCTTCATCTACTGAACCTACATCAGACTTTAATGCTTCTTTGACAAGGTTTCTACCAGCTTGTAAACCTGTTACATCTGGATCAGCAAACATAGACTTAATAATAGGTTGAGATACATTTTTAACAACTCTAGCACCTAATTGTAATGCAGGAGCTGCTGCACCACCAGCTACACCGCCAATTGCTGTAGAAGTTAATTGTTCTGTTGGACTACCTTCTCCTGCACCAAAACCACCAATTGCACCAGACTTAAACCCTTGTAAAGCAGCTTTACCCAATGTTAATGGAGCTGTAGTACCTTTACTAATAATGGCAGGAATAGCACCACCTACTACTTGTTCACCAATAGATCTAATTGGCTTTTCTGAAGCTCTTTGCTCTAGTGCTAAACGCTCTAAACCTACACCAGCTTCTCTAGGCGTAATTTCACCGTATCCTGCTTCTTTAGCTGCTTTAGAAATAACACCAGGCTTTTTTCCAAAGACAGAGTTAAGTGTACCTAGCAATTCATCTGAGAAATTTAATGTAGCGCCTTGTAAATACTGTCCAATGCTTTGTGGTGTCACTACACCAGTCTCAATAGCATTTAAAACTGTTTCACCTTGCTTACTTAAATTACCTTGGTCTCTACCAGCAGATAAGTCAAAATACAGTTCTTGTATGACTGCTTTTGGATCTTGAGCCATTTCTATTCCTTAATTATTTGAATAAGATATTTTTGTTTTTAATAACGCCTGTATTGCTTTGAACCATGCCTGGCAATTGTGACTTAATAGCAAGTACATCTGGAGCAGTTCTAGCTTGTAAGTCTTTAGTAAATGCCATTTTGTCTTTAAACAATTTAGCTCTAGCTTGTGATGGACTTGTTTCAATAAGGCTAGCATTTTTAAGTTGCCAGTCTGCTGTCCATTCTGCAAGAGCTGCATCACGTTTAGCGCCAATTTCAAGTGCGTTGATAAGTAATAAGTTACCTTCAGGTGTTTTACCAATATTAGGAGCTGAATCAACAATAAATTGTAAGTCTGTATTAGTTGGGTTAGCTCCAAGTTTTTTAACTTGAGGAATAATAACGCCTTTAGATAATGAGTCAAACTGTTCAAGTTTAGAAGTAGACTCAACATTAAAGCCTGGTACAAGTAATTGGCCTGCCTTAGAAATTGTTTTAGCTGCTTCAGCACCAGTACCTGTTCTTACACCTTCGTTAATTAAATTTCTCATTGATGAGTATGTTGGCAATGTGCTTTGTGCATCCATACCAGCATTTAAACTACCTTCAAGGTCTTTAATAACATTAGATGCAAACTCTTTATTAGATACGTTAGTAACCACATTAGTTTTTGGCGCTCTAAGGTTAGCCATTGTTTTAGCATATTCAAGAAATTGAGGGTTTTCTTGCGCAAACTGAAACTCACGTACATCCGTAGGCAATGCTTTTAGATAGTCTAATTGAGCATCTCTTAATTCTTTTTGGATCTTAAGTTTATTCATTTCATTTTCGGTTGCTGTATTAAAAGCACCTTGTGATGCTTGCATACCACCTAAATATGACTTAGCAAGATATGGTATAGGTGAGCCATAGCCTTGGTTTTTAGGAGTAGCTAAATAAGTAGCTCCTGCTCCAATAAGACCAGATAATAATGCTTGGTTTTTTAACTGTTCTTGTTGAGTAGAAGTTAATAAACCGCTTAAGTATTCAGGTTGTCTAGCACCAAATATATTCATGCCACTAAACAAATTACCTAAACCAGTTCCTGTATCAAATAGTGCCATAATTAATACCTTCCATAAACTTGTAAACCACCATAGCTAGGTGATAGTCTAGTTAAAAGTTTTTCATCTTGACCTAAGCCAAATGATGGAGCTGGTCTTTGTGTAATGGGAGCTGCAGGAGCTACTGGTAAATTAAGTGGAGGAGCTGGTTGGTTTAATGCTTGATAACCTTGTAGTCCTGCACCAATAGCTTGGCTAGGGTTAGCTTGCGCCCAGTCAGATGCCATAGTACCAACGCCTGTTATTTTGTCCATGGCTGTTGGAGGTGTGTAATTAAATATTTTAGATGTATCCATAGCGCCTAATGGAATGCCAGTAGCACCACCAGCTAAGTTTGCTGTAGTTAAATTAATACCGTCAGCAAATGCGCCAGTTGTTGTAGTTGCAGGTATTGCTTTACTTCCAATAGCACCTAAATTAGTACCTACTCCTGTTGTTGGAACTTGACTAAACAAATTATTAATACCCATGCCAGGAGCAATTGCAGTTCCTGCAGCGTCTGCGCCAAGTGATACACCTGGAGTTACTCCACTAGAGAACATATCAGCAATTTTACCGCCTAGTAAACTATCTGAACCACCAAATAAACCACCTGTAGCACCACCTAGTAAAGCACCTTTAAGAGGGCTTTGTCCGGTAATTGCTGAACCTACAGCGCCTACTCCAGCGCCTATTAATGTTGGCATACCCATATTAAGATACCTTTCCTACTAAATAGCAAATAGGCTCTAAGATAGCACGATAAATACGACCTAATGTGTCTCTCTTATTCCCACGCATTTGTTTATAAATATCAGCAGTTCTATGTCTAGCAATATGTGCTAATACATTGCGTACTACTTTGTTAAGTTTACCATTACCTTTAGCAAAGTCTACTAATGGTAAGAATAGTGTGTGATAACCTTTTTCGTATACTTTAGCGTTTGGCATGTTAGCTGAATGTTTGAGCCAAATTGCATTACGGAATGATCCGAAACCATAAGCCTGTTCATTCATCATAGTACATACTATCTTACCACCGCCACTTTGTTGAGACTGTGTAGTAGATACTTGACCAACAGGAGCGCCATAAGCTGCGCCAAGGTATGCTTGAAGTTTTTGATATGGTTTGTTTTGTTCGAAGTTAAACTTATCAATAGCAGCTTGTAGTGCTGTTTGTTGATAGTTTTCTGTAGTTTTACCTACGTTAGCTAATTGTTGAATATCTGCATAGTCAGCAGCAGCCATTTGAGGTGCGTTAAATGCAGAGGCTTGTTGCGCTGCACGTTCACCTGCATAATTAGCATAAGCAAGATCACCATATTTATTAGTTAATGTATTAGCCAATGTTTGTGCTGCTCTGTTTTGAATGTCAGCAGATACATTTGAACCATAACGTCCTGCTAAAGACGCAGTACCTTGTGCTGCTCTAATAGCGTCATTATATGCTTGTGTAGCTTCTTGTGTAGGCCCTCTTAATGCAGCACTTAGGTATGGGTTACCAGCAGATAAATATTGACCTTGAACTGTACCTAATTGTTGTTGTTGAGCTGCTTGTGATAATGGACTACCTGCTAATGCTCTATTTTGAGCTGCTTGCAATGCTAAAGTAGTTTGTTGAGATGGGCTGACATAAGTTTGACTAGGGAAATATTCTGGGCCAGGTTGTTGGTATAGGCCTTTAGCTTCTTGTAAACCATATTCTACGAATGGTCTTACAGTAGGATCTAATTCAGACTTAGTAGTAGACGTACCACTACCTCCGCCTCCTGATCCACCGCCACCATAAAATGTAAATGACTCAACTAAACCTGTAAGCCAATTAGATAAATTCAGTAATTTCATATTGCTTTCCTTAAAGTGTATATTCCCATGTTTGAGGTCTAAAACCCATTTTTCTAGCATTACGTTCCCATCCACGTCTTGCAGATGTAAATGTAACTTTAGACTTACCGCCTTGTTTTGCTATTGCTTGTATTTCTTGAAATGCTTGGTGAAATAATGACTCATCATACAATGTTGACCATGTGGCCCATACATGAAGAGCATTGCCTATTGGTTGAAGTACTACAAAACCTACTGCTTTATTGTCTACAATGCCTAAAAACAACATTGATCTTTGCTCATAACAGTCACAATAAATGTCTTCTACTATCCATTCATTATGACCTTTTGCTCTTATTAACTCTAAACCGTGTTTAATGTAGTCCCAATGTTCTCTTAATTTATCTTTAGGTATGTAGTGTAATATCATCCTA